TCAGGGCAGATAGGACAGGGGATTCACGGTGGTGCCGTTGATCTTCACCTGGAAGTGGCAGTGGTTGCCGCTGGCCCGGCCGGTGGCGCCCACGTAGCCAACGACCTGGCCCTGGTAGACCTTGTCGCCGGTGGAGACCGCCAGGCTGGAGCAGTGGGCGTAGTAGGTCTGCAGACCGTTCCCGTGGTCGATGATCACGTACTTGCCGTAGCTCCAGTTGCTGCCGGTGCCTGTGCCGGACCACACCACGGTGCCGCCGTCGGCGGCCTTGATGGAGGTGCCGTAGGGGGCGGCGATATCCAGGCCGGAGTGGTAGCTGTAGCTGCCGAAGATATAGCGGTAGCCGAAGTAGGAGGTGATATGGCCGTTGAGAGGCCAGATAAAGTAGCCGTTGGGCAGGGTCTTGGGCCGGGCCTTGGTGCCCACGGCAACCACCTTGGTGGTGGGCTCGGAGATGGTCACAGTGTCGGTGACGGCGCGCTCACGCTCGTTGCCGTTGACGTAGGTGATATCGGCGGTAATTTGGGCCACGCCCTCCACGCCGGCGTCCAGCACCTTGGTGTCGCCCTGATACATGGAGTCGTCCTTGACCTCCTCCACGGGGCAGGCGATGGGTTCGGTGTAGGTGACTGTCTCCGTGGTCTTCACGGAAAGGTAAGGGACAACCTCCTTGACGTTGAGAATCTGACCGATATAGAGCTTGTTGATGTCGATACCGGGGTTGAGCGCCTCCAGCTCTGCCATGGTCATGTTGTTGTCGTAGGCCAGCTGCATAAAGGTGTCGCCCTTCTGGACCTCATAGGTGGTCTGCCCGCTGGTGTTCTCGGTGAGGACGGCGTTCATCACGCTCAGATTCTGCTCCACATCGGAGGGGGTGTACTCCCGGACGATGGAGACATTCTCCACAAACTCGGCGGAGGTGGTGGTGTCGGTGACATAGGGCGCCTTGATGGCGTCCAGCATGGCGGTCAGCTGCGCTTCGTCGGTGGCGGCGCCGATGAACTCGCCGTCCACGGTGAGGACATAGCTCTTCATCACCTCGCCAATCTGGTCGAAAAGGTAGGTCTCAAACTCGCCGACAGGAGAGAGCTTGTCCTTCTCCGTCAGGGCGAATTCGTAGGTAATCTCATGGTTCAGGGTATAGTCGTGGCCCAGGATGCCGGCGGCTCTGGCCTCCACCCGCTCCACAGCGCCCTCAAAGACGGCGGGCTCGGCCACGGTCCCCACCACGACGCCGTCCACAGACACCACGTAGCTGGGCATATACACGGTGTTCACGACCAGGAGCACACCCAGGACGCCCGCCACCAGCAAAAAGATCAGGGGGCCCATGAGCTTATGGCCCGCGGCGGCGGAGTCGGCCCGGTGAAATACGCCCGCCGCGGCCCGGCGGGCCACAGTGAGGCCGTCGGCTGCGACAGAGGTCATGCGGTGCAGGCGGCTGCTCACGGACGCGGCGGGGGCTTCCTGATCCGCGGAAAGCGTCTCCACCACCCGGTAGGCGGGTTCACCGGCGCTCTTGCGGTCGGGGGAGTGCAATATCTCATCCATCCGAGCATGGCCTCCTCTTGTTCTGGTGTCCATAGAAAATAGCCGGCTTGATGACAGCCCGGCTATAAAAGATTACAATCTGGTTACAAACGGTATCATACACGCTTTCCCCGCCCGCGTCAAGTCTTTTTTCGTCGGCAAAAGTCCGCTAGGGCTTGCGGCTCTAGCAAGTGGGAGCCATACGATATGTTGTGCAGGAGGGGTTTTCTGGCACTAAAAACCCCAATTAGAGGGGAAATGGCAACAAAAGCGGGGGCGTCTGATCCGGAAATTTTGTCACTTTGACGGCAATTAAATCCTCCGCTGCACAAACATCCGTCACCATATTGGCCCGCCTTCCGTGAGAGGGGCATGCTCCGTGCATCTTCTCCCGCAGGCAGCAGAAAGCCCGGGCCGCAGGAAATCTGCGGTCCGGGCTTTTCGCTGCCTTAATACTCAGGACAGCGCGGCTGTGATGATCGCCATCGAGTAGACCTCGGCGGCATTGCAGCCCCGGGAGAGGTCGTTGATGGGGGCGTTCAGGCCCAGAAGGATGGGGCCGTAAGCCTCGAAGCCGCCCAGGCGCTGGGCAATTTTATAACCGATGTTGCCGGCGTTGATGTCGGGGAAAATAAAGGTGTTGGCGTAGCCTGCCACCTGGGAGCCGGGGAACTTAAGCTGTCCAACGGTGGGGGAGACGGCGGCGTCGAACTGCATCTCGCCGTCGATGGCGAGCTCCGGGGCCGCGGCCTTGGCCTTTTCGCAGGCGGAGCGCATCTTATCCACATCCTCGCCCTTGCCGGAGCCCTTTGTTGAGTAAGAGAGGAAGGCCACCTTGGGGTCCATGCCGAAGATCTGGGCGCACTTGGCGGTCTCCAGGGCAATCTCCACCAGCTCGTCGTCGCTGGGCTTGATGTTGATTGCACAGTCGCCCATGGCCAGGGTCTCGGCGCCGCCGGTGGCGTTTTCGCGCACCAGAATAAAGCAGGAGGAGACGATCTTGTTGCCCGGCTTGGTCTTGATGAGCTGGAGGGCGGGGCGGACGGTGTCGGCGGTGGAGTAGGTTGCGCCGCCCAGCAGACAGTCGGCCACGCCCATCTTCACCAGCATGGTGCCGAAGTAGTTGCCCTTCTGGAGGGCCGCGCGGCACTCGTCGGCGGTCATCTTGCCCTTGCGCAGCTCCACCATCTTCTCCACCATGGCATCCATGCCCTCGTAGCTGGCGGGATCCAGGATTACCGCGCCGTCGATCTTGTAGTCGCCCTTGGCGGCGGCGGCCTTTACCTCGCCGGGGTTGCCCACCAGCACGGGGGTAAGCCAGTTGCCGCCCAGCAGCCGGGCGCTGGCCTCCAGGATGCGGGGGTCGGTGCCCTCGGTAAAGACTATTTTCTTGGGGTTCTTCTTCAGGGTGTCGATCAGGTTTTCAAACATATCGGTCATTTCTTGCTCCACCATCCTATATCAATCTATTGCTCTGCGGCTTCAAAATCCGCCCATGTTGTCTCATTATACACCCAAGAGGGTATGATTCTCAACGGCTGCGGGGAAAAGAATGGAGAAAAATTATCCCGTTACGCCCCTAAAGGGCAGCACTTTTGAAAAAATGGCTTTACTTTTTGTATTTCCTTCTCTATACTATACTAGCTGTCATAAGAGTAAGCGCTGAGCACCACGGAGCAGGGGACTAACGACACAGCGGAGCGAAAAGCAGAGAGGGCGGACCGCGCAAGCCCTCGGCGCTTTTTGCGCAGTCGGCGGAGTTAGGACCCGTCGCGCAGGGTGCGAGGCGTGACAAGGAAGTGCTGAGCGCCGCGGAGCAGGGGACTAACGACACAGCGCAGCGAAAAGCAGAGAGGGCGGACCGCGCAAGCTCTCGGCGCTTTTTGCGCAGTCGGCGGAGTTAGGACCCGTCGCGCAGGGTGCGAGGCGTGACAAGGAAGCGCCAAGACGCGCGGAGCAGGCATATAAGACGGAGCGCAGACGAAAAAACAGGACGGACCGTCCCCCGCAAGGTCCGTCGGCATTTTTCGCGGAGCTGCGGCTTATATGCCGTCGCGCAGCCGTCGAAGCGTGACGAAGAGATCATAAATAAGGTGTGTGCAAGAATGAGTTCCAATTTTTCCCGTTCCCTCTCCCTGCTGCGGCAGGAAAAGGGCGTCTCCCAGCGCTCGGCGGCCAAGGACCTGGGCATCTCCCAGGCACTGCTCAGCCACTATGAAAACGGTATCCGTGAGCCGGGCCTCGCCTTTGTGGTAAAGGCCTGCAACTACTACAGCGTATCCGCCGACTTTCTCCTGGGCCGCACCCTCACCCGGGACGGCACCACCATCGGCGCCGACGAGCTCTACGACTACTCCGCCGAGAAGGACAACGTCCTCCACGGCAGCATTATGGCCACCCTCTCCAAAAAGCTGCTGGTGAACTCCATCAGCGTCCTTTTCGATCTGCTGGGCAAGGTGGGCCGCAGGGACGCCATCCGGGCGGCCAGCGACTACATCTCCACCGCCGTCTACCAGATGTTCCGTCACCTCTACCGGGCGGATGGCACCCAGAACGAGGACTTTTTCGCCGTCCCCGCCCGGGAGTTTGCCGCCGGCCTTGCCGACGCGGATATGATCTGTGCCCAGGTGGACTACGTGGACGCCCTGGCCCTTCACGCAAAGGAGAAGGGGACTTTTCCCCCTATGAACCACGACGCCCTCTCCCAAAACTACCCCGGCCCCTACCAGTCCCTCCTGCAGATCATCCACAATACCGGGGAGCGGGTGAACCGCCGCATGGCCGCCCGGCGGGCGGAGACGAAATAAGTGAACTGTGAAAACGAAAAGCCGGGCCTTACACATATGTGAAGGGTACAAGATGAGGGTGCCGGCGCAGGCTGAACCCAATTTACTTTTTCACCTTCAGTTCTTATATTATATGTATTATTTCTTCACTCAAATTTGAGGTGATTTATTTGACCGACCAATCCAAGATCCGTAATTTTAGCATTATTGCCCACATCGATCACGGTAAATCTACGCTGTCCGACCGCCTTATTGAGAAGTGCGACGCGGTGGAGGCCCGTGAGATGGAGAGCCAGCTCCTGGACAACATGGACCTGGAGCGGGAGCGGGGCATCACCATCAAGGCCCGGGCGGTGAAGCTCAACTACGCCGCGGCCGACGGCCAGATTTATGAGCTGAACCTCATCGACACCCCGGGCCATGTGGACTTCAATTACGAGGTCTCCCGCAGCCTGGCGGCCTGCGAGGGGGCCGTTCTCGTGGTGGACGCCGCCCAGGGCATTGAGGCCCAGACCCTGGCCAACACCTATCTGGCCCTGGAGCATGACCTGGAGATCCGCCCGGTGATCAACAAGATTGACCTTCCCGCCGCCGACCCCCAGCGGGTCAAGAAGGAGGTGGAGGACATCATCGGCCTGGAGGCCCAGGACGCCCCCGAGATCTCCGCCAAGCTGGGCGTCAATATCGACGCCGTGCTGGAGGATATCGTCACCCATGTGCCCCCTCCCAAGGGGGACCCCGCCGCCCCCCTCAAGGCCCTGGTGTTTGACAGCCAGTACGATGCCTACCGGGGCGTCATCGTCTACTTCAGGGTCATGGAGGGCACCCTCCGCATGGGCATGGGCGTAAAGATGATGGCCTCCGGCGCCAAGTACGAGGTCCTGGAGTGCGGCCATCTCCTCCCCCTGGGCATGGAGCCCTGCAAGGAGCTGATCGCCGGCGAGGTGGGCTACTTTACCGCCTCCATCAAGAACGTGAAAGACACCCAGGTGGGCGACACCGTCACCGGTACCGAGAACCCCGCGGCCCAGCCTCTGCCCGGCTACCGGCCCGCCAAGGCCATGGTCTACTGCGGCATCTATACCGAGGACGGCTCCGAGTACCCCGACCTGCGGGACGCGCTGGAGAAGCTCCAGCTCAACGACGCCTCCCTCTCCTTTGAGCCGGAATCCTCCGCCGCCCTGGGCTTCGGCTTCCGCTGCGGCTTTTTGGGGATGCTCCATATGGAAATCATCCAGGAGCGCATTGAGCGGGAGTTTGACCTGGACCTCATCACCACCCTCCCCTCAGTCATCTATGAGATCACCAAGACCGACGGAACGGTGGTGCTGGTGGACAATCCCCATAACTATCCCGACCCGGCCCTGATTCTGGAGGCCAAGGAGCCCTACGCCAAGGTCTCCATCATCTCCCCGCCGGACTACGTGGGCAACATCATGCCCATGTGCCAGGAGCGTCGGGCTGAGTTTAAGGATATGCAGTATCTGGACACCAACCTGGTGGAGCTGCACTACTCCATGCCCCTCAATGAGATTATCTACGACTTTTTCGACACTCTCAAGGCCCGCACCAAGGGTTACGCCTCCCTGGACTACGAGCTTGACAAGTATCTCCCCAGCGATCTGGTCAAGGTGGATATGCTTCTCAACGGGGACGGCGTGGACGCCCTCAGCTTCATCGCCCACCGGGACAAGGCCTACCCCCGGGCGAGAAGGCTCTGCGAAAAGCTGAAGGACAATATTCCCCGCCAGCTCTTCGAGGTGCCGGTACAGGCCGCCATCGGCGGCAAGATCATCGCCCGGGAGACCGTCAAGGCCATGCGCAAGGACGTTTTGGCCAAGTGCTACGGCGGCGACATCACCCGGAAAAAGAAGCTGCTGGAGAAGCAGAAAGAGGGCAAAAAGAAAATGCGCTCCCTGGGCAGCGTTCAAATTCCAACCGAGGCGTTTATGGCGGTCCTCAAGCTGGACGAGGAGTGACCAGTATCTTAACTTTCGGGTAAACAAGGGCCCTGCGGGACGATAATACCGTCCCGCAGGGCCCTTGTCGGTCCAATGTCTGCGCGCTCCCTTACCGTTGTCTTTAAGACGTTGATGGGTCGTTCGACTATCCTTGTATATTTCCATTCACAATAGCGTCTATAAGGTATCTGAAAACAATCTGCTGGTATTTTGGAATAATTGTAATATTGTTTCTCGGAAATTAATTTGCAAAAATTTACCCTTACCTTAATTTATAATTAGCCGCCAAGTAATACAAGAGACAAGATCACGGCTTGCCCCCTGCCCCATTGGTTCTACTTACCTCACGCGAAGCGTGAAATGGGAATCATCAAATGTCCGCCGTTTCAGTCGTGCGGCGGGTAGCCCCGATGCCTGTAATAGTCGCACTACAAAAAGAAGAGGAAAAACTATATATTATTTGTCATAAATAGTAAAACGTCGGGTGGCTGGCCATCCTACGTTTTAAATAATATTATTTGTTTTCTGCAACAAATCTGCTTCTTAAATTAATTATTGATTAGAAGGCTTTCTTTCAGGCCCCGTTTTCCCTTTGGTGTACTTATATGGCTATCCTCACGCTTTTGTTCAGATTCGGCGTTATGTGGTTTTTAATCCTGTTGTACCCCTTGGTCGTGGTTGTTTATCTACTTTCTAAAAGGGCGCCGAGCGATTACACTCCTGTGTAATGTTTTAAATAAGCTCCAGTTAAATTGGTCCCGCATATCGTGCTGTTAACAACAAAACGATTCAGTCTGAAAGGCGGTGGCGGATATGTATTTCCAAAAAATGTATAAGCGTCGGTGGAGTGTCTGGGAAGTCTTATTTTTAATTGTCTTTACAACCATAATTTATTTTATTGCCCATGTTTTTGGTGTTTTTTCGTCGCAAGCAAATCTATTTGAGTTTTTTGCAGTTTTATATGCTTTTACACTTATATACCAGGGTTTGCGCGTTTTTAGAATAAGCCATTCAATTGTTGCCCCGCTTTTTTTTATATGTGGTATTCTTCTCTTGTCCGGTGTTGTTTTTTTCTCATCACGTTTTTGGCTGCCGCTCTCCATGCCCGGTATGATACTCGCGCTCTGCTGCAATATCTATTTATCATGGAGCGGTGCACAAGCGGATAACTGACGAGACACAGCTATGCCTATCTGGATCAAAAAGGCAGCCGGTTATATTCACCTTATATCAGGAGTGCTGATATGATTATTATGATAAATCAGTGTAAACGCACCGATTACTTTTCATTATAAATTATGAAAAAATATAGCGGAGTCTGTCTTTTTATACTCTTATTCGCGTCCCTTCTTTGTTTAACAGCCGGTTGCAGTGGAATGGAAGACCATATTGAGGACATAAATACAGCGCAGGGGCACATGGCACAATTACAAAATGGTACGTAACCCGAGACGTTCACAGTCGAAATGAGCAAATAGTTGGAAGCGACCGTACAGTCTGGAGTACAGACGACCGGTTGTTTCACAAGAGAGAATCATTGGTTCAATGCTTATAGCAGTACAAGGAGCCCATACCCAGATGGGACCGGTTCATTGCAGTCGGAACAGCTATACTACTCCGGAAGGCTTTATACACTGCAGGGAATGGTAGACGACGCTGGAAACCATGTTTCTTTTGACGGGACATCAACGGCACCGCCGGTCTGGACAGACGTTGGCCCTGTGCTGGAGGGCAGCAAATACGGTTATATTGACTTTGTGTTGACGCTGGAGGCAACGGAAGGACAAATTGTGTCCGTAACACACAAAATGGCGCAAGATGAAACCGTTTATGAGATAACATACACATCAGAGGGTCTGGATGAGCTGATGTCAAAAGAGGTGGAGAACAACCGATCCGCGCTTGAAAACTATCTCGCATCGGAAGAGGCAAACGACTCCGGTAAAGCAGCATTGGAATCCAAAATAAGACAGGCGCGGGCAACCACGATACAGGCCGGCACATGGACAGTCACTGTAAACAATACGTCAGGCATTGTGTCAGAATATTGCCTGCAGCTTGAGGTGGAAAGTCAGGACGAACATTATCTGTTGACTGGGGACGTCACTATTCTGGACTATGACATTCCCCATTTTGACTTTCCGCGCCTCTAAAAATGAACGACAGGCGAAACTGCAGGGTCGGATTTTACCTTAATCTTGAGTGGGCGGCCATATGCCCCCAGATCAATTTTCCGTATCACGCCAAAAGAGGGAGGCAGGGCAATGAACTGTCCGTTTTGCGATACCCCGATGGAGGAGGGCACCATCACCGGGGACGGTCACGCAATCAAATGGGTGTCCGACGATCGGAAACCCGGACGGCTGTTCAGGAAGCGTGTCCCCATGACCGCCTCGTGGCCTGAAATCCAGCATGACGCATTCTTCTGCCCGGACTGCAAAAAGGTGATTGTCGACGTCGCGGACCTTGTAAAAGATAAGGACTATTAAACTGCCGGCGGATACTTACCTCAGTTTCTCTCTACATGGCGTATATTTTCGCAGTGATATTGTTTCCAGTTATCTCCCGGCCCATCGTTTACGCCGGCTTTATCAAGTCACTGCACAGAGGAGGAGGCGCCAATACAAGGCAGGAAACCAAACTGAAAACCGGTGGCAGCCATTAGGCGTGCCCTCACAAGGACAACTACGAATTTTAAGGATAGGCAGGTGTTGCGAAGGCAGCACCTGCCAGTTCCTTTATGCACTTTTCGTGGTACTCATGTTCCCAACCACGCCAATGTCCGTGTAGTGGATCTCCACAGTCTGCCTCGCATGTTTGGACCACTTCACATCCTTCTCATGCACCACGATTTTCTCAATGAACAGCCGCAGCAGTTCCGGCGTCAGTTCCTGGATGTCGGTGTAGCGCCTGGCTTTTGAAATGAAGTTGTCAGCGCCGGACACCGTGGCCTTCCGTTTGGCGACCTCCCGCTCCCTTTGCGGGATGGCGGTTTTCAACTGCTCCTGCTCCGCCACATAACTGGTGGAGAGTGTCTGGAACTGCTCTGTGGTGATGCGGCCCAGTACCGAGTCCTCATACAGCCGTTTGAAAATGGCCTCCAGTTCCGCCTCGCGCTTTTTCATGCCTGAAAGTTCCAACTCCTGCCTGCGGATCTCCCGCCGAAGTTCAGCGGACTGCCGGTCACAGATGTAGGCGGCGAACTCCTGCGTGTGCTCCCGCGCCATCGCCGTGACCCTGCGGATGTCCTCCAGCACGATCTCGTCGAGGACACACTCCCGGATGTAGTGGGCTGTACAGACCTCGGCGCCCTCCTTTTTGTAGGTGCGACAGGTGAAATTAGTCTGCGTTGGTTTCATGGTATGCGCCCGATGAAGAACCATTGTGGAACCGCAATCGGCGCAGATGACAAGGCCGGAATACTTGTTGAGTTCCTCCATCTTTGTGGGGCGCTTTCGGTTTTGCCGTACCCGCTGAACGATATCCCACGTTTCCCGGTCAATGATGGCCTCATGGCTGCCCTCAATGACGATACATTCCTCCCGCGGATGCTCTATTTTACGTTTGTCCTTGTAAGATTTACTGCTGAATCGCATATTGATCGTGTTGCCAATATACAACTCATTCTCCAGCATATGCGCGACGGTGCTTTTTTCCCAGTTGTAGGGCTTACCCAGCGAGAGTCCCATGTGCTTAGTACCAAAACGCTCATAGGCATACATAGTCGGACACAGTACCTGCTCACTTTTCAGGAGGCGGGCAATCTGGCTGGGGCCGTTGCCGGCAGCGCAGAGGGCGAAGATGCGGCGCACCACTGCGGCAGCCTCCTCGTCCACAATGAGCTTGCCCTTGGCATTCTCATCCTTTTTGTAGCCGTAGGGTGCCCGTGTCCCCAGGCGCTCCCCGCGCTGAGCCTTGGCCCGCTGTACCGCCCGGATCTTCCGGCTGGTGTCCCGCACGAACCACTCGTTGAACAGGTTTTTGAAGGGCATCAGGTCGTTGCTCTCGGCGTTTTCCGTGTCCACATTGTCGTTGATGGCGATGTAGCGGACGCCGAACTGCGGGAACCGCTCCTCGATGTACAGCCCTGTGTGCAACTGGTTTCGCCCCAGACGGCTGAGATCCTTGGTGATGATGATCCCGATTTTCCCGTCCTCCATGTCCGCCATCATGCGCTGGAAATCCGGCCGGTTGAAACTGGCCCCGGAGTATCCGTCATCCACATAGAATTGGATGTTGGGAAAGCGGTGCTCACGGGCATATGTTTCGAGGATACGCCTTTGGTTTTGGATGCTGTTGGACTCTCCGTCCAGACCGTCGTCCTGGCTCAGACGGCAGTATAGGGCGGTGATTTTCATTTGGTTTGACTGACTCATTCGGTCCTCCTTTTCTCCAGTCAAACCGTCCAGAGTTTGTGTGATGTTACCTCTGCCGGGGCGGTTTGTCCACCCCTTTCCGAAACTGTGCGGGAATTTTTCAAGTCCATGTCAATGAGCGTTTTGAGTTTGTCCTCCGGCGAACAGGCGCCGTCCGCAGGGAACACGGAAACCACATGGATCAGCCGTCCGTGACTCATCTGGTCGCGCTCGGCCACAACTTTTCCTGCCCGGCCGGGCATGGGAATGATTTTGGGCATTGCGTCCCTCCTCTACAGAATGTGAGGGGCCAGGAAACGGCGGATCGGGTCCGGCAGCGTTGCCAAATCCGGTCCCGGCTTACGTTCATGCCCGAAAAGAAAACTCCCCTTCATCTTCTTACCCGAAAAAAGGCCAAGTGAATACCCATATTAAGAAAAAGCGCGAGGTGTCCCATAAAAGGAGCACCTCGCGTTTGGCCTCTTGCGGCATGAGATGGAGGCGTGTATACTAAGCATAGCCGTTCTCGAAAAAGAGAACAGATAGGAGGCACACCGCAATGGAGCAGACATTCGGCAGTTATGTGCGGGAGAAACGAATGGCCCGCGGGCTGTCCCTGCGCGCTCTGGCAGCAAAGCTGGAGGTGTCTCCGGTCTATATGAGCAACATCGAAAATGACCGGAGGCCGGCGCCAACCATGGAGAAACTGAACCACCTCATTGAGATCCTGGGACTCTGTCAGACAGACGCCGAGTTGCTGTTGGATCTGGCCGCCAAATCCAGAACACAGCGGGTGTCCGCAGACCTGCCGGAGTACATCATGGAACGGGATATCGTCCGGGCCGCCCTGCGGACAGCCAAGGAAGTGGACGCCACAGACGAGGAATGGCAGGAATTTATAGACCGCATCACCCAGCGGGGAAAGCGGGGCGAGTGAGAAGGGAGGCAAGCGCATGCGGAAGTATTATACTGAGCAGACGATGGAGAGCATCGCCCGGCGTGTGCTGGATGCCTACGATGAGCGCCTCTACCGTGGGCAGCCCCGCGCCATCCCCATCGAGGACCTCATCGAGCGCCACGGCCTGACACTGGAATTCCAGTACCTCCGCAAGAATGGCCGGATCCTGGGGAAAACTGTGTTTGACACCGGCCTGGAGGCCGTGTACGACATGGAACTGGGCGAGTATACCCTGTTCCCGGTGAAAGCCGGAACCATCCTCATAGACGCCTCGCTGTGTGAAGAAGAAACCAGCACCGGCCGCCTGCGGTTTACCGAGGCCCACGAACTGTCCCACTGGATCCTGCATAAGGGGCTGTATGTGGGTACCGGGGAGAGCGCGGCGCTGCAGCCTGCCGTCAAGGAAACCAGTATGGAGATCCAGGCGAATATGCTTGGGTCCGCCCTGCTCATGCCCATGCCAATGGTGAAACGGTGTTTTTATCAAATGCGGTCCGGCCGGGACAGTCAGGCCATTGTCCAAGCCATGTCGGAGGTGTTCCAGGTGTCCCGCCAGGCTATGCGGATCCGTCTCACCAACCACCACCTGCTGTAAAATTTTTTACCGTAGTGTTCTCAAAATAGAGAACACTTTGCAAGGAGGAACGCCATGCAACAGATAAAAAGGACCCGTGCGGTGCGCTGCCCTGTGTGCGGCCGCGGGCGTGTGATTGACGCCGCGGCCGACGTGGATCCGGGGCGCCTGCGCCTCTACGGCCCGGAGCATGCGGACAAGGCGGAGTTGTTCTCCAAATGCCCCAAGTGTGGGCTGCAGATCGGCATCTCCTTTGAAAAGACCGGATATTCCTAAAAGCAAATAAAATATAGAGTATCGACCTCGTCAAGCGCACCAACCGCCCGCATCAGCAGCGGGATCCACCGTGTTCGGAGCCTTACAGGCAGCAGTTCTGCTGTGCTGTAAGGCTCTTTTTTTGCGCTTTTCCGCGGCAGAACAGCGGAAAGGCACGATATGCGGAACGCCTGGCAGCCCTACATAGCGAAATACCCGTGATCGCCAACTCAGAAGTTTTTCCTAAAAAATCTGAGATTGGAGATCACAACCATGAAAAAATGGCAGGAAAACCGGAATTACAGGAAGATCCGTGACGACAGCGGCGAAGTCGTCGCCCATATCATCACCGTGGATGGTAGGGATGTGGCGGTCACAGAGGACGTATTCGCGGCGTATGCCCAGATGGACCGGCGGGAGCGGTATCTCAGCGAGGATCTGCCCACTGGCAAGGTCCTCTCCCTGGAACAGATGGCAGAGGACGGCGTTTTACCGGACTATGTGGGTGCGGAAACGGCGCCCAGCGCCGAGGACTGCGTCCTTGCACGGGAGTCGGAACGGGAGCGGGAAGAACTGACCAGCCTGCTGCTGGCGGCGCTTATCTCCTTGGAGGACCGGGACAGGCAGCTCATCACCGCGCTGTTCTACGACCACCTCTCCACCAGAGAATACGCCCGGCGAATCGGCGTGACCCAGCGGGCCGTCATCAAGCGCAGGGACCGGATCCTGAAGGACCTGAAAAAATATTTTGAAAAATCTGCGGCGTGAGGGTATTCACTCAGCCCCTTTTTGGGGAGGACAGCGGAAGGGGGAAATACCTCCCCCTTCGCTGCTCCTTGAAAAGTGCATACCAGCAATGCGGGTAACACGCAGCCGTACCCACCCCACAGCGCGCCAGGACCCGGCCCCAGCGGCCGGCGAGCGATTCCGCCTGCGGCCGGCCCTGGCAGGCCGGGCAAGAGATGGGACGGCTCATACAATGACACACCAAGCACGGCCTGCGCGTAAGACAGGCGGCGCTGCTCCGGGATTGAAAGCAGTAGAGATCCCGGAAATATGCCCGTGAGGCCCTGGCCAGGGGCCTGCCCGCATTGTTCCCGAAACCCATCGGGGGGGCGAGTGCGAATACGATGGGAACACGAAAAAAGATAAAAGGACGGAATGATCCATGAAAAAATACACCCATGAAAAGGCCCATGAAGAAGTTGACCGTATTTTCAAAGTCCTGCTGCCCCAAAGGAGTATGGCGGAACGGCCGGAACAGATCCGGCTGTGCCACAGCATCCTGGATGCCATGCTGGACGGCGGCATCGCCCTGTGCGACGCAGGAACCGGCATCGGCAAGACCTTCGCCTACCTGACCGCCGGCATCCTGCATGGCAAGTGCCGGGCGGCAGAGGGCAGGCCGCAGCGCCCTATCCTGATCTCCACCTCCAGCATCGCGCTGCAGAACGCCATCCAGAAGGAGTACCTGCCCCTGCTGTCCGGCGTGCTGCTGTCCGAGGGGCTGGTCTCCGCACCCATTGAGGCGGTCATCCGCAAGGGCAAGGCCCACTACGTCTGCGATGCCCGTCTGGAACGGCGGATCCGGCAGGTGGGGGGCAGCCATAAGAACCCCGCCGCCCGCCAAGCCCTGCACGCCGCCCGGCATGTGCTGGATCTGGACCAGCTGTCCGGGATGAGCAGTTACGACCGGGAGCGGATCTGCGTCCCCAAGCGGTGTAATTGCCGACGGAAGGACTGCCGGTACCGCTGTTTTCTGGACGCCTGCCAGAGCGGGCAGTACACGGTCCAGATCTGCAACCACAACCTCCTGCTGGCGGACCTCATCCACCGCGGCCAAAAGAAAAAGCCCATCCTGCCGGACAACGCGGCCATCATCATAGACGAGGCACACAAGCTGCCGGAAACCGCCCGGCAGATGTTCGGCGTGACGCTGAACGCCCAGGACTTTTCGGAGCTGATCCGCAGCCTGCATGTGGAACGGTATGTCCTCGCGGCGGAACTGCTCTCCGAGGCCGTGGCGCCGCTGACGGAAAGACTGTCGGTCCCGGTGGAGGAAGGAGCTGGATTTGAAACCTACCAGATGTTCCTGGAGCGGCCGCATCAGATCCTGACGGTAATCTGCCGTCAACTGGAGGGCCTGCTGACCAGGGAAACCTGGCGCCTGCTGTCCGCTGTCGCCTCTACTGTGTCCCTCTTTTATCTGGGGAATCCTGAGATGATCTTCTACGCGGCAGACGACGACCACGGCGGGGCCATGCTGTGCGGCACGGTGTCGGAATTGGCCGCGCAGCTCAAAGCCACGCTCTGGCGGCAGGACCAGCCCATCATCCTGACCTCCGGCACCCTTGCCGTTGGGAAGGACTTCAGCCGGTTCCGCACCGCCACCGGCCTGACAGGGGAGCGGCCCGTGACGGAAACTGTGTGTCCGTCCCCCTTTGACTATCAGCACAACTGCCTCCTCTATCTCCCCCCGGACCCGATCCCGCTGGACGCGGCGGACTACTATGACCGGCTGGCCGCGCAGATCCGGCAGCTGGCGGCGGCGTCCCACGGCCACGCCCTGGTGCTGTTCACTTCTTACCTCGCCATGTCGGCGGTCAAGGAACGGCTGCAGGCCGCGGCGCTGCCCTTTCCCGTATTTACGATGGGCCGACGCCCAGCCCGCACCCTGGCGGCGTTTCGGGCCGCCCCCGGCAGTATCCTGCTGGCCACCGGCGCGGCATGGGAGGGGCTGGACTTCGCCGGCGACGGCGTGTCCCTGCTCATCATCCCGCGCCTGCCCTTCGCCTACCCGGACGCTGTCAAAGAAAAAGAGCGGGAGGACTACCCGAACCTGCGGGAGTTCCTGCGCTCCGTTGTCATCCCGGAAATGCAGATCAAACTGCGGCAGGGCTTTGGCCGGGCCATCCGCACGGAAACAGACACCTGTGCCGTCGCCGTGCTGGATCCCCGCGCCGCCCGCGGCCGGAGATATTTCCAGAGCATGGCGGAGGCCCTGCCGGAGATGCCGGTGACGGGCAGCCTGCGGGCAGTGGAACAGTTCTACCGTGACCACAAGGACGCCGGTTATTTCCATCTCCCCAACGCAGGATGAAATTGTTGCATTTGCTGCGTCTGTTCGCCATTCCTTGGTGGTGTTGGTAATGGCTTTCGTGATGCTTTCCGGCTATACTTGCGTTGCAAATCAAGCAAAGGAGGCAATCAGACATGGAGCACACCAAGGGCCTCTCCTGCCAGATCCCGGAATCCCTGCATGCCAGGGTGACGGCGGAGCGCGTCGCGGCAAACCAGTCCCTCAGCGAGTACATCACGGAACTGCTCACCAACTACTATGAAAACAGAGGAAAAAACGACATGGCACAGACGAGAACAATGGCATTTCAAATCAGCGAGGACCTGTTCCAGCGGATCAAGGACTACCTGGCCCGCGAGAGTGAGCGCCAGGGACGGAAGGTGACCCAGCGGGAGTTCGTCCTGGGGCTGATCGAGGACGCCTTACGGCAGGCGGAGCAGGAGGCGGCGGAATCCGCCCCTGACGATATCCCCACCCCCGCTGAGAGCCAGGATGCAAATGCCGAAATGGAGTCTGAGGACGAGGGATCCGAGGAAGGAGGCGACGAGGATGTGGCAGAATGAGTTAGAGGCCATGATTGCCGCCGGCGGCGCACCCTGCAGGGCCTGCGGCCAGCGAATGCTGAAAGTAGACGGCTGCACCTGGACCCATGTGAAATGCGGCAGCCGTTACTACCGCCGCATCAAGTACGGTGAGGACGGCATGGCGTATGACGACGCCCGCTGCCACGACTGCGGCGCCAAGCCGGGCCATTACCACCATGTGGGATGTGATGCGGAGCGGTGCCCCGTATGCGGTGGGCAGCTCATCAGCTGCGACTGCGACGTTTCCGAGTATGTGGAGCGGCCGCCCAGAAAGAGAACAACCAAGTAAATCAGGATCCCAGAACCGCCCGGAGCGCCCGACAGGGACGCCCCGGGCGGTCTGTTTCACAAGAGGACTGGAGGTGAGAAAACGTCAGAACCGAGATCCAATCGTTTCACAGAACAGGAGATGGAGATCGCCCGCGGGACGGACCTGCCGGACCTGCTGACGTCTCTCGGCTACACCGTAACGCGGGTAGGCCACTACCACTCCACCAAGGAGATGGACAGCCTGCGGATCAAGAACCGCCGCACCTGGTACCGCTACTCTGAGCAGACGGGTGGGGATGCCATCACTTTCCTGCAGCATTTTTGCGGCAGGAGTTTCCCACAGGCGGTGGAGGATCTGCTGGCCTTCCACGGCCACGCCAGGGATGCCCCCGCGGAGCGGAGCAGGCAGACTGAGCAGGCGCCGGAACCGCCGAAACCGTTTGCATTGCCGCCGAGGCACACCGATGCCCGCCGGGTGTGCGCCTACCTGAAAAAACGCGGGATCGCACCTCGCGTCATCCGCAGCTTTCTCGACGCCGGACTGCTGTATGAGGACGCCGGGCACCACAACTGCGTGTTCGTCGGCTACGGTGGGGACGGCAAGGCTGCCTTCGCCAGCCTGCGGGGCACCTACGACCGGGACGGCAGCGGTTTCAAGGGCGACGCCGCCGGCAGCGACAAATCCGTTGGCTTCCGCCTGCCGTATGTCCCGGACAGCAGGACCGTGTATGTGTTCGAGGCTCCCATTGACCTTATGAGTTACTGCACCCTGCACCGGGGATTCCACAGCAATGCGCTGGCCCTGTGCTGCCTGGATGACCGTGCCCTGTCGGTGTTTCTCCGGGAGCACCCTGCGGTGCGGAAGGTCGTCCTGTGCCTGGATCACGACCGCCCCGGCCAGGAGGCCGCGGAGCGCATGGGCCGAAAATACGCGGCGGAGGGCTACGCCGTGCAGACACTGTCCCCTCCCTCCCGGAAGGACTGGAACGCCTATCTGACCTTTGTGCAGCAGTTCCGGGAAAGGGGGCGGTGACCAAGTAAACGCAAGTAAAGAGAGCTAAACCAGCAATTTCTACACAAAAAAGGAGGAAAAACCACTTGAAAAGCAAGACAACCAGGCATGGCCTGAAGCGCATGACGGCCCTGCTGCTGGCAGTCGTGCTCTGCGTCGGCATGGTGCCCAGCGCCTTTGCCGCCCAGGAGGACAACTATCACGACCCGGCGGAACACTGGATTGAGGCGCTCAACCGTACCAACGAATTGGATGCCAACTCCGTGGTGACCATCGAAACATTTACCTGCTGTGAGTGCGGGCAGGCCACCTCGTTCCAGGTATTCCGTGTGCCGGAGTACACCCGCAATGGAGAAACGGCCCTGACCCGCAACGTCAAGTATTCAGACGGCACCTGCCTGGACGGGGAGAGCAAGGGCGACCTGCTGGACGGCACCCCTGGTCAGGACGCCTACTACACTGGCTACCACTGGACGAAAGCGGTGTGCCAGACCTGTGGAACGTTCAATACCAACATGGGGGCCACCAGCTATGCCTGCGGCAAAAATGTGTATTGGCTCTATGACTGTGCGGCAGACTTCTTCGAGGAGCTGCCCGAGGAAGTCACCGTTGAGCAAGTAGACAGCGAGTATCACCGTGTCATCACCACCAGCGGGGAGTATTGCGCTTTCTGCTATGGCACCTTCAAGGAGGAAAACTCCACACTGGAGCGTCACGCAATGGAAAGCAGCATCCGCCCGGAGTTGGCTCACGATAGGTTCGTCGAGATGGACGCCTGCGCTGACTGCGGCTATGCCGAAACTGCCTACACCGTCGCCAAGGCCGTCATTGCGGATTACTTCGGCGTGGTGGACGGCCAGCCCCACACGGTCACGGTGTCGGACTTGTCCGAGGCTGGCGTGACCACCGCCATCCGCTACGGCCACAGCGCGGACGCCTGCACTCTGACTTCTGCCCCCAACTACACCGAGGCCGGGGACTATCCGGTTTACTATGAAATCACCTACACCTACCACGATACCGACATGGTGGAGGACGGTGTTGCCTTTGTCCACCTGCGGGACGAAACCACCGCCGAGGATGGTTCCTGCACCTGCGGCTGCGACAATCCCGACTGCGGCTGTCAAGACCCGGACTGTGACGGTTGCTGTTGTGACGACAAGGGCTGCGGTGAGAATCACAACTGGACGCTGCTGGATAGCACCCCGGCGACCTGCCTGACCCTCGGCTATGACCGCTACCTGTGCGTAGACTGCGGCATGATCGAAAAGCGGGACTATGAGGCCGCGCTGGGCCACGCCTACCAGAGTGTGGTGGTTCGGGACGCCACCTGTGAAGTCCCCGGCAAGACCATCGATATTTGTGAGCGGTGCGGCAATGTGAAAGAAACCAACCTGCCTCAGACCGAGCATGAGTTTTCCACCACCGTCATTCCCGCTACCTGCACCAGCCCCGGCTACACCCTGCGGGAGTGTACCGTCTGCGGGGAGCGCCACATCGAGGACATTACCTCTGCACTGCCCCACAACTACGTTTCCAAAGTGACCCCGGCCACCTGTGAGGGCGGCGGGCGTACCCTCCATATCTGCGAGGGCTGCGGCAGTTCGTTCATCACCGACTATACCGACCCGCTGGGCCACAGTTGGGACGAGGGCAAGGAGATCACCGACTCCACCTGCACCGGCGAGGGCATGACCGAGTACACCTGCATCCGCTGTGGAGCCACCCGTCTGGAGGGCGATGAGGCCGCAGGCCATATCCCCGGCGACCCGGCCACCTGCACCGATCCCCAGCTCTGCACCCGCTGTGGGGCCGTCATTGAGAACGCTTTGGGTCATGACTATGAAACCGTTGTGACCGAGCCGACCTGTACGGAGATGGGCTACACCACCTACACCTGCACCCGCTGCGGCGACGCCTACAAGGGCGACTACACCGAGGCGGCAGGCCACAAGCCCGGTGACTGGATCATCGACAAGGAGCCTACCACCGACAGCGAGGGCAGCAAGCACAAGGAGTGCGAGGTCTGCGGTGAAACGCTGGAAACCGAGGAAATCGAGAAAATCTACAATCAGGCCACCACGGACAGCAAGGGAGAGGCCGTTGTGGGCGGTTATCTGGTGATCGTCACGGATACCGACACCAAGGACCCCGTTGCCAATGCCACCGTGACCCTCCACGCGGACGATACCCTGTCCATCCGTCTGCCCAATTCCCGCCTGCTGGACTATGCCGACCAGACCACGATCACCGTCCAACTGGTGAAAGATAAGTCCCCCGTGGAAGATATGTTCATCGCCGTGACGGATAAGCACGACAACTACTGTGCCGGTAACACTGGCAGCAACGGGCAGCTCACTGTTCCCGGCACCACCGGCACGACCAATGAGGACGGCGACGCCACCGTAGGCTGGGAGGACGAGGACGGCGACCGCTGGACCCTGACTGTCACCGTGGAGGACTACGAAACCGGACGCCCCATCGAGGGCGCGGAGGTGTCCATCGGCAAGGGCGGCAACATCACCGTCACCCTGCCGGACGGGACCGATATGGACGAGGACAACCGCATCACCGTCACGGTCACAGACAATGAGCGCGACCCGCAGGAGGGCGTGACGGTGATTGTCAAGGGCGATCTGGGCCAGAGCGAGCGCGGCGAAACCGATGAGGGCGGCAAACTGACCGTTCCCGCTGTCACAGATACCGAGTACCACGGGGCCTATATTGTGGGCTACACAGACGGCACCTTCGGCCCGGAGCGCAGCATGAGCCGGAGCGAGGCGGCGGCCATCTTCGCCCGCCTGCTCTCTGACAAGCTGGACGAGCACATCCCCAGCGGGGCCAATGTGAAGTTTACAGACGTGGACCCGGAGGCGTGGTACGCCGGCTATGTGGAGTACCTGACCGGCTACGGCGTGGCCGTGGGCTACAATGACCGCACCTACCGTGGCGACCAGGCCATCACCCGCGCCGAGTTCACCGCTATGGCGGCGCGGTTCTTTGATGTGTACGGCGATGGCGACGAGGAAATCATGGAGCAGTACGAGGGCTTTGACGATGTGAGCGACGGCTATTGGGCTGCGGAGTATATCAAGGACGCCGCCATCCACGGCTGGGTGGAGGGCTACGGCGACGGCACCTTCCGGGCAGATGACCCCATCGACCGGGCGGAAGTCGTCACCATCGTCAACCGTCTGCTGGGCCGCGAGGCCGACGAGGACTACATCGCGGACAACCGCCGCCAGCTGGTGATGTTCCCCGACGTGTCCTCCCGTCACTGGGCCTACTACCAGGTGCTGGAGGCCGCCAACGCCCACACCGCCATCCTTACCGACCCCGAAACCTGGGACAAGTGATCCACCCGCTGTGCCGCGGCCCCGCTGTGGGCCGCGGCGCTTTTATCCCACAATTCACTCTACATTAAATAATAAAGAAGGAGAAATGCACCTATGCTGAAAATCGTAGCAATCGGAAACCTGACCAACGACGTGGAGCTGAAGATCCATGAGGCCACCGGAAAGCCCTATGCCATCCTGCGGATCGCCTCGGACCGCCGCTACCGGGACAAGGAGGGCAACCGCCTGACGGATTTCATCTCCATCAAGGTCCGCGGCCCGCTGGCGGAACGCTGCGCGGAGTTTGCCTGGAAGGGCTGCAAGCTGGCCGCCTCCGGCGACTTTGAAACCATCACTTTCGCGGACGAGCCGGAGCGTCAGCCCGGTTTCCTCATCAAAGCCACGGAGGTGGAGTTCCTGTCTCCCCGCCGGGTGGAGGAAAACGCCGCGTCCATGCCTGCGGACGGCATGGATGAGGCCGCAGCCTGAGCGCCATGCGGAATACAGGCATTGAATACACCAGTGCGGAACGCACCCCCACCATCCTGCCGGAACTGGCGGAGCTGCTCCCCCCTCTCAGCGGGGAGCAGCTTGCCGCGCTGGAGAAGGACATCCTGCAAAACGGCTGCTATGCGCCCATTATCGTCAATGAGGACCTGGTCATCGTAGACGGCCACAACCGCCAGCAGATCTGCACCCGGCACAGCCTGCCCTATAAGATGGCGGTGTTTGCCTTTGACGATCTGCTGGAGGCCAAGCAGTGGGCGCTGGACACCCAGAAGGGCCGCCGCAACCTGGACAAATGGGAGTTGGGCAAGATCGCCCTGAAACTGCGGCCGGAGATCGAGGCCAGGGCAAAGGCCAACCAGCAGGCGTACCACGGGAACCAGTATGAGAGTGGACCTTCGGCAACATTGCCGGAAGTCCACTCCGCCCCTGTGGACACCCGCAAAGAGTTGGCCGCCTCTGTCGGCCTTGGGGAGCGCACGATGGGCAAGGTGATGCAGATCGACGAACACGCCCCCGCCGCCGTGAAGGAAGCCCTGGACAAAAAAGAACTGTCCATCAACCAGGGGTATCAGATCACCCGGCAGATACAGGATCTGCCGGAGGACGAGCAGGGGCAGGCGGCATTGGAGCTGGTGGAGCTGGAAAAAGCGAAAAAGGAGATTCGGGAGAAGGACGCCGAAATCGACCGCCAGAGCAAGATCGCCGGCGTGTTCTGCAAGGCTTATGAAAAGGCCGTTCTGCTGACGCCCACAGAGGAAAATGTGCGGATCTGGGTCAAATGCACCCGCATGACCAGGGAGGAAATGGAGGACACCATCAGGGAGTCCCGTGAACTGGCCGGCGTGTTCACTGCCATTGCCGGCCTCGTGGAACGCCTCCTGCCGGAGAGGGGGACGCTATGAATGAGATGAGTGTGCGGGAGTGGCAGAAACGCTTCCGTGCAGGGGACTTCAGCAGCCGGGATCGTGCTGTGCAGTGCGAGGCCGGCTGGTATGACTGGTTTTGCCGGGACGACGCCCTGGCCGGACGCCTGAAAAAAATCTCCGGCGTTGTGCTGGGGATCACGGATCCCTTCATTCTGGACAACTACTATGTGTGGTTCAAGAACAACTGCCCGCTGGATGGGCCGCTCTATGACGACGTCCGGTTTGAGCCTCTCACCGGGGAGCGCGACGGGAAATACTTTGTCGTTTCTTTGGACAGCCCTCATGAGCGTATGAAGTGGGCGCTCGTTACAGAGCGGTATGGCTATGACGCGCCGGAATTTGAATGCGGCAATGTCCGTGACATGGTGAAATACATCAATGCCATCGCGCCGGAGCTGGCGCAGGGGATCCAGCCTCGCTTCGTGCTGGAGAAAGCGGCTGTGGGCGAATATGTCCGGCAGCACGAGGGGAAAAGCAGCTACAGCATCCGGCGGGCGGGGGAGCACCTGTTCGCCTACCAGTCCCCCCGTGACTGGAAGTACCGGACGGTTGCGGTTTCGGACTCTCCGGAGCATGTCCCCCAGGGCTTTCCTGCAGAACTTGCAGAACATCACTGCATGCTCTATGTTTTCCCAAGCGAGGCGCCCGCCCTGGACAGGGCCGACGTGGTGCAGCGCGCACAGCGCAGGAAGGAGCAGACGCGATGACCAGGAGATCCCACGGCCGCCCCGCGCTGCCACCCAAAGCCAAAACTGAGATCCTGGAGGTGCTGTTTGCCAACATGGAGATCAGCGGCGATGAGATCGCGGCCATTTTGAAAAAGCACCATGTCTCCTGCGACGCCGACGTCCTGCAGGACCGCTACCGCAGGCAGCTGGGCCAGCGCCTCATGGCCAGCCTCCGGGACGCCTCCGGTGAGCGCGAGGTCCTGTCCAACGGGCGGGGCCGGTATGTTGTGCTGGAGTGCTGCCGGGACCGCCAGCAGCTCGCGGCCATCCGTCGCCGCATCCAAAATCAGGCGCATGGCCTGAACGCCTCCGCCGGCAAGGTGAGATCCCGCATCGCCGTGCTGGACCGCCTGATCGCCCGGCTCAGAAAGGCGGCGTGACATGAAAGTCAGGGACCTGATCGCCGCGGTTCGGGACTACCCCGCTCTGCGGCAGGCGTTGGAGGAATCCAACGCCGAATTGGACCTCAGCCGAATGGAATGCGCGCAGCTCCAGAGCAAGATCAATGAACTGGAACCGCTCATTGATGAATACTACCAGGAGAGCTGCAGTAAGGAATATGCCGCTAATCAGGAGCGCCAGATAGTGGAAACGCTGAAGAAAGCCTTTGCGTCCTTTTATCCGGCCCTGGACAGTACGGAGCAGCTCCGGCGGTTCTACGACACCATTGCCCCGGATTTTGATGAGGGCGGTTTCCGCCTCTACGACGCCGCCCTGGCGATCTCCGGCTATCCCAACATTCCCGGCGAGTTCCCCTATGAGGACAACCGCGGTGTTTTTGACTATGCTGACGGACACCAGCTCCTGCAGTACTTGACCGCCCTGCGGTTCCACGCCGTCCGGTGGGAGGTCGTGCCCGGCACGACTTGTGAAAAGGCTGTCCTGCTGGATGTGGATACCGCTGCCCCGGAATACCGGGCCTTTGAAAAGCAGCTCTATACGCGGGTACTGCATGACCTGGGCTTTCAGGACCTTCTGCCCCAGAAGCAGGAGCGTCAGACGGGCAAACAAAAAGAAAAATGGAAGGAAGGTGCTGAGCGATAGAACAGAAACCTGACAATGGGATGAGCAAGGATACCTTCTGGGCGCTGATTCAGGAGGCGAAAACCGCCTGCGGTCAGGATATGGACGCCATAACGGAGCATCTGCGGGACGGCCTTTTGATAATGGGGACCGGGGCCGCGCGGCAATTTCACAATATATTTCAGGCTTACATGGACTTGGCAGAGCCGTTCGGCCTATGGGATGCGGCCAGTATCATCAAGGAAAACGGCTGCACGCTGGAGGGATTCATTGATTTCCGGGCTTGGCTGATCGCCCAGGGCAAAGCGGTATACCTGAACGCGCTGCGGGATCCGGACACGCTGGCGGATGTGGAACCATATGGAGATTGCAGCTTCGAGAGCATCGCCTATGTTGGCAACGACGTGTACCACAACTTGACCGGGCAAGATGCCTATGGCGATCTCGATACTGCCGGGTATCTGAAACTGCGAGATGAACTCCAAAGCGAGGTTGTATATCGGGACGGTATCCACGTCCCCAGCGGTCCGCGGGCCTTCCCCAAGATGATGCCAAGGCTTTGCGCCAAATACGGCGGCACAGAGCGATTCGATGTGGATCCCTGTGTCTGGAATTTTTCCCTGTACGGTTTCTGCCTTCCGCTGGAGTGGGCAAAGCATCAGCGGGAGAAACCGGAGAAAGGTGGTGACACCCGATAAAAGATTCCATCACCATCGGCGTGGACCACGGCTACGCGGCCATGAAAACTGTCCACGGTTCCTTCCCCTCGGGGCTGGTGGCCTATGAGCATGAGCCGTACACCCAGAAGAATGTGCTGGAATACGGCGGAACGTACTATGTGGTGGGCAGCGGCAGGCAGCCCCTGCAGAAAGACAAGACCCGGACGGAGGACTACTATCTGCTGACCCTGGCGGCCATCGCCAGGGAGATGGACTGCCGCAGCGCCGAGCGCACTTGCTCCGTTATTTTGGCCGCCGGCCTGCCCCTGACCAGTTTTGGCCGGGACAAGAAGAAGTTCCGCGCCTATCTGCTGCGGGACGGCAAGCCGGTGTCCTTTCGCTACGAGGGCCGGGACTATGCCGTCACCGTCCGGGATGTGAAACTGTTCCCCCAGGGCTATGCCGCCGTGCTGACACAGACGGAGCTGCTGGACGAGCCGTCCGTCATAGTGGCGGACATCGGCGGCTGGACGGTGGACCTGATGCGTCTGGACAACCGCCTCCCCAACGCCGCCACCTGCCGCAGCCTGGAATTAGGCATGATCCGCTGCATCGACGAGATCGGGGAACAGGTGCGGCGCGCCCTGGGCCTTTCCCTGACAGCGGCGCAGATCGAGTGTGTCCTGCGGGGCGACGTCAGCAGTCTCCCGGACGAGGCAAAAAGCATCATCCATGCCCAGGCGGACCTGTATGTGCAGAACCTGCTCTCCGCTATCACGGAGTGCGGCCTGGACACCCGCGCCATGCCCGCTATTTTTATGGGAGGCGGAGCGGCGCTCCTGAAACGCCGTGTTTCGGCCACAAACGGCCTGTGCCGGCCCGTGATCCTCGATGACGTATCCCTGAACGCCAAGGGCTATGAACGGCTTGTACGGCAGATGTCGGGGAGCGGCGCCCATGCCTGAGAAGCGACGGCTCAGCCTTTCCTTCTCCCTGGCCCAGCGGGAGCAGCGGGACGCATGGGAGCGCCTGTCCGCCGTTGCGCCTGGACAGCGTATGGAAGCCGTGTGCAGGATGATTAACGGCTACATGGAACAGCAGGAACTGCTGGAAGCCGTCCGCAGAACCATCCGGGAGGAACTGACAGGCGTTTCCTTTACAAAGACCACAACGCAGCCGGAGCAGGCTGGGGCCGTCGATGAGGACGTCCTCGGCTTTCTCCGTGCGCTGCAGGAGGGAGATGATACCATCTGATTCGATATTTTGATATGTTCGCCGGGATCGGCGGCTTTCGGGCGGGGCTGACCCGCGCCGGCGGCTTCCAGTGCGTTGGACACTGCGAGATAGACAAATATGCCGAGGCCAGTTACCGTGCGATCCACGACATCAGGAAGGAGGAACGATACTATCCAGACGCCCGGACCATTGACCCCAACGACCTGCCCGAATTTGACCTCTTATGCGGGGGATTCCCCTGCCAGGCATTTTCTCTCGCTGGCCGCAGAAAAGGATTTGACGATGCAAGAGGTACTCTCTTCTTTGAAATTGCCCGCCTGGCTGAAGCCAGACGGCCTTCGTATCTTCTGCTCGAAAATGTTCCAGGACTGCTTAACCATGACGGCGGCAGGACGTTTGCGGCCATCCTCTCCGCGCTTTCTGACCTGGGGTACCATGTCGAATGGTCTGTGCTTAACAGCAAACATTTTGGAGTCCCCCAGTCAAGGCGAAGGGTGTTCCTTATCTGCTATCTTGATCCCCGATTCGCCGGAAAAATATTACCTGTCTTCGGAAATGGTGCGAAGGCTCTTATACAACTCCTCGGCGGCGCCCAAGGGCACCGAGTCTATGACCCGGAAGGAGTAGCCTGCACCCAGACGGCGGGCGGTGGCGGCCTCGGTGTGAAAACCGGGCTGTACCTGCTTCCGCCGGATGCGCCCTTTGTAGATCTGTGCGCAGGGCATCCGAAACGGACACGGCAAGCCAGGTGCATCACCGCCCGCTATGGTCAGACAACTCTGTCCAACCACAAAGGGGAACGCTCTGGGGCGCTGCTGATCAAGGAAGCCACCCGAAAAGGTTATCAGGAAGCGGTGCCCGGCGACAGCGTGGACTTGGGCTATCCGGGCAGCTCCACACGTGCCGGACGGGTCGGGGCTGGAGTCGCCCATGATGCCGCCAGTGTACAGGGCATTGTAGAGCGCGGCGGACGCATCCGCCGCCTGATGCCCAGAGAGTGCCTGCGCCTGCAGGGCTTTGAAGATGAGCAGATCGACAAGATCCTCGCCATCAACTCAGATGCCCAAGCCTACAAGCAGGCAGGCAACAGCGTCACCGTCACAGTAATCGAGGCCATTGGCCGGCGCATCCGGGCCGTGGATGAAGAACTGCGGAAGGAGGCGGCAGCATGACTGGGATGAAGGACCAGTATTTCGGCGTCGAGGTAGAGATGACTGGCATCACCCGCGAGCAGGCCGCGCAGGCGCTGGCGGACTATTTTGGAACAGTGCCCCGGTATAAAGGTGGCGCCTATGATACATGGGTCGTTAAAGACACAGAAAACAAAGAATGGAAACTGATGAGCGATGGCAGTATCTACGGTGAGTGTAAGACGTTGGATGGCTATAAACATACAAACGACAGACGGTATAAAGTTGAAATGGTGTCGCCAAAGCTCACCTATGCAGAACTGCCCAAGTTTCAGGAGTGTGTGCGGCAGGTCCGGCATGCGGGGGCAAAGGTCAACAGCTCCTGCGGCCTCCATGTCCATGTGGACGCTGCCAACCACAACCGCCAGAGCCTGAAAAACCTCCTGAGCATCATGTACTCCAAAGAAGATATTCTATTTAAGGCATTGCAGGTGAACCCAAACAGGGTGCGGGAATATTGTCAAAAAGTGCGGGAACCCATGCTGCGGCAGGCCCGCACCCTCTCTGCCGAAGAAACCAAGGATCTGACGCAGTTGGAACGCATTTGGTATGAAGGGGATATCAGTTCCGGAGAGCATTACAACTGGACACGCTATTATGCCTTAAACCTGCACTCGGTGTTCTATCGCGGCACGGTGGAGTGGCGCTGTTTCAACTCCACCCTCCATGCAGGCCGGGCCGCGGCGTACATCAACCTGTGCCTCGCCATGTCCGCCCAGGCCATCGCCCAGCGCAGCACCGTCATGCGGAAAACCCACAGCGACAATGAGCTGTTCACCTTCCGTGTCTGGCTGGTGCGCCTGGGCCTCAATGGGCCGGAGTTTAAGAATACCCGCGACCATCTGCTGGCCAACCTGGACGGTGACCGCGCCTGGCGCTACGACAAGGACAGTTACGAAGTCAATAAAAAGAAGAAAAAGAACCGAGAGATGGAGAGGTGACGAGATGAAGATCCGCATGGAAGAAGATATCCTGTCCGGTACCGGGGCGGAGATCATGGACCAGCTGCGCGCCCGTGTGTTTGACCCCACGGAGTTTCCTGACACGGAGAGCTACATCTGGTTTCTGCGGAACAATGTGATGCGAACTACCGGCCTGGACTTCCCGCTGCCGGATGGGGATGTGGAGCAGCAGGCCCGCATGATGTTTGCCCAGTTGGCGAAAGTGGGCGCTCTCACGATTTTGGAGAACTGATATGACGGAACGGCTGTATTTTGCCTATGGCAGCAATATCAATTTGGAGCAGATGGCGATCCGCTGTCCTGCCGCTCAAGTGGTTGGACCTGCGGTGCTGGACGGCTATGAACTGCTGTTCCGCGGCAACCGGCGCGGGACCGGCGTCGCCACCATCGAGCCTCTGCCCGGCAGCCAGGTCCACGGCCTGCTGTGGAAACTGACGACGGAGTGTGAGCAATCCTTGGACGTCTATGAGGGATACCCGCGCCTGTACGAAAAAGAGGATATCACGGTCCGCACCGGTGACGGAAAAGACGTGACCGTCATGGCCTACATCATGACCGGGGAACTGTGGCGGGATCCCGCCATCCCTTCTCCCGCCTACTATGGCGGCATTCTGGAGGGATACCGCCAGAACGGCCTGCCGGTGCCGGAACTGGAGGCTGCGCTGAAAAATGTGCACGACGAGGTGCGGCAAGCCCGGCACTTCGAGCGCATGCAGGAAATGGATCTGTTTTCCGGCGAAAAGCCAGGCAGGAAGAAGGGCCACCATGAGCGATAAGAGAAAGAGAGGCGCGGTATGGCAAGAAAAACCATCTCTCTGACGGGAGAACTGCACATGAATTCCACAGGATTTTCCGTAACCGTAGATGCACTGGAAACATTGAAAATCGTTGGTATCGCGTATGGTGTTTATGACCATGCGGAAGATCTGCGGGATTGCCGTGTCACAATGGAGAATGGCGAGCGGCCGGCGCTGGTTGTACAGGAAGATGTCAGCTTACATGGGAGTCCCTTTTGGGAAACTGTGCGTACAATTACAGATGACCCGAAACGGATCCAGCAGTATATGGCATTTCGGGAAACGCTGAAAATGTTTCAACAAATAGAACGGGAGCGCGAAGTTGTGCAACGGGATACAGGCCGCAGCAGTCAACAGGGCGCTCCCGCCAAGAGGAAGGATTGCCATGAGCGATAACCATCTGACAATCCTCGTTGTAGAGCCGGGGAAACCGCCATATCCCCGGCAGATCCCAGACACCCTGCAGGCCATGCAGGAGATTGTCGGCGGGGACATCGACGCCACATACCCCTATGAGGATCCCGTGGCGCTTATATTTAACAGCAGCGGCAAGTTTGCCGGCCTGCAGCCAAACCGCCTCCTCCGGCTGGAAAACGGGGATCCGTATGATGTCGTGTGCGGCACCTTTTTCCTCGCCGGCCTCGGCGGGGAAACCTTTGTGTCTTTGACGCCGGAACAGCTTCGAAAATATGAATCCCTGTACAGCCGAGAGATGCTGTTCCCGCTCCCCAAAAAGAAAGAGAGAAGGAATGAGCATGAAAGATAAGACCATTCTGACAGCGGAGTCCGTCACGGCAGGCCACCCGGACAAACTGTGCGACACCATAGCGGACACGGTGCTGGACTGCTGCCTGGAACACGACCCCGACGCCCGCGTCGCCTGTGAAGTTCTGGCGACGGCGGGCAAATTCGTGGTGGCCGGCGAGATCACCGCGCTGACGATCCCGGATATCCCTTCCATCGTGCGCGACACGGTGCGACGGGCCGGCTACAACTGCAGGAACTTTGACGTGGAGGTCCTCATCCAGCCTCAAAGCCCAGACATCGCAGAGGCAGTACAACACGGGGAACAGACCGCAGCCGGTGATCAGGGGATCGTGTATGGCTACGCCTGCAGCGAAACGGAAAACCTCCTGCCCCTGCCAGTGGTGTTGGCCCACCGCCTGACCGCCCTGCTCGCCTGTGCGCGGACGATGGGCAGGATCAGCGGCCTGCGGCCGGACGGAAAGGCGCAGGTGTCCGTAGAGTACGCCTTCGGCGTTCCCCGGCGGATCTCCGCCATCGTCCTCTCCTGTCAGCATGCGGAGGATAAGGACCTGTCCCGGCTGCGGGAGGAACTGCTGGAGTTTGTCATTCAGCCCGCCCTCCGCATCTTCCCCGCGGATGAGGATACGGAGATCCTCATCAACCCCTCTGGCCGCTTTGTGCTGGGCGGGATCGAGGCAGACACCGGGCTGACCGGCCGCAAGCTGATGGTGGACACCTATGGAGGGCTGGCGCCCCACGGCGGTGGCGCGCTGTCCGGCAAGGACGGGACCAAAGTGGACCGCAGCGGCGCCTACATGGCCCGCTGCATCGCAAAGAACATTGTGGCCGCCGGCCTCGCGGAGAAATGCACGGTCGCCCTGGCCTATGCCATCGGACGGGCTGAGCCGGTGGCTGTGGATGTAGATACCCACCTCACCGGCACATACCCGGACGAACTGCTGGAACAGGCGGTCCGCTGTTTCTTTGACCTCACGCCCGCGGGTATGATCCGCGCCCTACAACTGGACCGGCCCATCTTCGCGGACGCCTGCAACTATGGCCACTTCACCAGGGCAAGCCTGCCGTGGGAGCTGACCGGGCAGGCTGGAAAGTTTGCGGAGTTGTGTGCAGAGCTGGAGTGCGGAGATGATGGCGGCTGAAACATATAGCATCCTGTTCCTTTGGAAAGGACAGCATCGCCACCATCCTGCTGGCGCTCCGTTACGGGGAACCGTTGGATGAGGCGGTGTACTGCGAAGTGATGTTTGACAGCCATATCTCCGGCGAGGTGCCGGAGCACCGGGACTTCATCTATGGCACGGCCATCCCCGCACTGGAGCGCATGGGCGTAAAGATCCGCGTCCTCCGTGGACCGCAGACCTATGTGGGGCTGTTCACCGGGCGGATCACCCGTGGGCCGAAAAAGGGCCTGCTCCGCTCTTTTCCCATCTGTGGGCGATGCGCCGTCCAGCGGGACTGCAAACTGAAACCGATTTTGCGGTACCAGAAAAGCCTCCCGCCGGACACGGTACAGTACATCGGCATCGCCAGGGATGAGCAGGAGCGGCTGCTCCGGCTGGGTGGGCGCCGTGTCTCCCTGCTGGACAAATACGGCTATACGGAACAGGACGCAAAGCAGCTCTGCCGGGAGGCGGGGCTGCTTTCGCCTGTCTATGACTTCACCGACAGGGGCGGCTGCTGGTTCTGCCCCAACGCCAGACAGCGGGAACTCCGCCATCTCTATGACCACCACCCGGATCTGTGGGCCAGGATGCTGGAACTGCAGGCCCTGCCGGGGAAGGTCAGCGAGAAGTTCAATCGGACTATGACATTTTCGGAAATTGACGCAGGTTTTCGGTGAGAGGATGAACAACTCAGCCTATGGAAAAACGCCGCATAGCGGCGAAAGGAGGTCATATGCCAAACCATATCGACAATACGCACCATGAGATCCACTGGAAAAGTGCTCCTGCGCAAAAGGATGGGCCGGAGCGATGACATTTTACGAACAGGAACTTCGGAAACTGTTTGCGGACGGCATGGTGATCGGCAGCCCCAAGTTTACAGGCCGGGCCTGTTTGGGAACGCTGGGAAAGGATCTCCGTGTCCGTGTGCAGTTTGTGACATCCGGCTATGCGGACCACTATGACGCCATCAGCGTTACGGTGCTGAACCGCACAGACGGCGTGGTAGATAAGCTCCGCCTCCGGCTGAAGGATATCCTCGGCATCAAGCAGGTGCCGGGCAACCCCAACTTCCGTAATGGCGTATCACCGCATATCTGGGAAGATGGCGGAAAGGCGGAGTGGTATGCCTTCCGCCCAACCGCGGCGGACTATTCCGCCATGCGGCAGGCTGTGAGCGAGTACCTGGACGTGTTTCGGGATCGTGTGACGGAGCGCCGGCAGGACGGCCCGAAACTCGTTTACATCTGCGCCCCGCTGCGTGGCGAGGTAGAGAAAAATATCGCCTTCGCCAGAGAAAAAGCGCGGGAGGTGTTCGCGGAGGGCAACGTGCCCGTCTGCCCGCACCTCTTATTTCCGCCTATTGCCGACACTGGTAATCCGGCACAGGATCAGGCGGCACGGGAGATGGGCCTGCGGCTGGTAGAGTTCTGCCAGCAGGTCAATGTCTACGGCCCCGTCTGGACGGAGGGCATGTGGGCGGAGATCAACCACGCCGAGAGGCTGGGGATCCCTGTCCTGACAGACCAGAAGGAGCTGGGAAAGCCCCCGCACCGGCGAACCAAGCAAGGGAAGGAGCGATGATGTGATGGTGGACAACATTCCGCCAGAAGAACCGGAGATCGAATTATCAGGCAGGCAGATCGAGCAGTTGGATGCCATCGACAATGCCGTTTACCAAACGATCCTCACCTTCCTCAACAAGACGGAAGATGAATTTCCCTGGGATATGCATTATATAGGCGAAGTAGCGGATGCCATCGAAGGAACACTGCTGGATCTCGGCCAGCGGGTCCACCGGCCTGCAATCATAACGGAAAAAGGCGGAACAGTGCATTTGGAAGAATATCAGGAACCTGTACTGCAAACACCCCAAAAGAATAAGAAGAAGGAGAAACCTGCCTATGAGCGATAACCCCCAGTGGGAAATCATCCAAGGCGACGCGCTGAAGGTGCTGTCCGGCTTTGCGCTTGGGACCTTCGACGCGGTGATCACAGACCCGCCCTACGCATCCGGCGGGCGCACCCAGGCGGAAAAGAACAAGTCCACGGCCAAGAAATACTCCAACATGGGCGACCATGCCCCGCCGCCCTTTGACGGCGACGCCAAGGATCAGCGGTCCTGGACGCGCTGGGCGGCGGAGTGGCTGTACGACGCCAGAAAAATCTGTAAGCCCGGCGCCCCGGTGTGTATGTTCATCGACTGGCGGCAGCTCCCCGCAGCTACGGACGCCCTCCAGTGGGCTGGTTGGATCTGGCGTGGCACCGCCGTCTGGGACAAGGGCAACAGCCGGCCCCAGAAAGGACGCTTCCGCCAGCAGGCGGAGTACATCGTCTGGGGATCCAACGGGGACATGCCCATTAGCCGTCCCGTGCCCTGCCTGCCCGGTGTATTCAAATACGGGAACCCGCAGGATCGCATCCACCTGACAGAAAAGCCCCTGCAGCTTATGCGGGACATCGTGAAGATCACCGAGCCGGGCGGACGGATCCTGGACCCCTTTGCCGGCAGCGGCACCACGGTGCTGGCCGCTGTGCTGGAGGGCTACTCCGCCACCGGCATCGAGGTGACAGACGCCTATGCCGCACTGGCCAGAGGCCGGATCCGTCAGGCGCTGGAACAGGGGCTGGAGGACGTCCAATGACACGCCCTTGCTTTCCCGTTTCAGATGATAAGGGCGTCCAATGATACACCCTTTTTTGAAGGGAGGTCTGCACCATAGCAAAAGAACAGTATGCACGATTTTTCAGAAAGCCGGTTTCTGTGTCTGCTCTGCAAGATACCACCCCAATCATCAAGGCCGCCCCCTTTACAGTGGTGCGGGAGATCATCCTGTCGGAATCCAAATACCGCCGCTTTCAAGCGGATCTGCTGGCCGAGACCCCTTTCATCGCCGCCAGGACCCACCTTACCGGGTACAGTGAGAAGTCCGGCCGCTTCCGCTGCCTGCTGGTCTCTACCCGCAAGCGGCAGGACGGCATCCTCGTTGACAGCGAAGGTTACGCCTACGCCCGCTATGCGGCGTATGTGCGGGACAAGCGCGAACTGGATCTGGCCGGCGTCCCGCGGGATAACCTGAACCTCAAGGCCCGTGAGCGGTGAGCATTTTTCTTTTCCGCAGGAGAGGGAATTGAAATCCACCTACCGCTTGAAAATGGCCGCGCCCTGCGCGGCGATGGCGCAAGCATAGCATTTGTATGACAAATGCGCTTGCAGGGGGAATCCCCCTGGCCCCAATGCCGCCTGCAGGCAGAAAAAGGAGGTGACGTGTGCAGGAAAAAAGCAAATTTCTCTCTGTGCGGCTGACCGCAGAGGAACGGGAACACCTGGACCGACTGGCCAGAGAGTCTGGCCTGTCTCTAAGTAACGTCATCCGCTCCTGCATCAACCGCACGGAGATCCGCCAGCGCCAGCCGGCGGAGATCAACGACTTATATCGGGAGATCAACCGAATCGGCGTAAATATCAATCAAATCGCCCGGAGCGTCAACGCCGGCATCGCCACCCGACAAGACGCAAAAGAGGCGCTGTTCCTGCTGCGGCAGGTGTACCTGCTCATGGAAAAGGTCGCGGATCTGTAATGGCGGTTACGAAGATCCTCGCCCGCAAGGGACGGCTGGACGTGGGGGTCCGGTATGTCCTCAATGGGGATAAAACAGAGGAACAGATCCTGACCGCCAGCCAGGGCTGCTCCACGGAGCACGCCGTCAGCCGTATGATGAAAACCAAGCGGCACTATCGTCAGACGGACGGCGTCCAGTATTATCACATCATCCAATCCTTCAAGCCCGGCGAGGCCACCCCAGAACTGGCGCTGGAGATCGCAAAGGAGTTCGCCGCAGAGCATCTGTCCGGCTACCAGGCGGTCATCGGCGTTCATGTGGACAAGGAGCATATCCACGCGCACACCATTTTCAACTCCGTAAATGCGGATACCGGCGAGAAATACCACAGCAATGCCCGCAGTTACTACAGCCAGATCCGTGCCATCTCAGACCGGCTGTGCCGGGAGCACGGCTTGTCCATCATCATGGAGGGCAAGGGAGAAAAGGCGGTCAGTTACATCGAGTGGCTGCGGCAAAGCAAGGGCCAGCCCACCTTCCGCGCCATGCTGGAGGCGGATCTCCGGGAGGCCATAGAGGACGCCAACGATATCGGCCACTTCTTCCTCATTATGGAGCATAAGGGATATGAGATCAAGCATGGGAATCGCCTCAGCTTCCGCCTCAAAGGACAGGAGCGGCTCATGATACCAGGCCGGAAGAATCCGCTTTTCACCGAGGATGGGATCCGCGCCGCCATCGAGGGGAACCTGGATGAGATCGCCGCCGGTGCTCGCCCATCCATCGTCTATCGGCCCCGGTATGAGCCGTACCGCAGGCGCCACCCGCAGAAGTACACCGGATTCATGGCCCTGTATGTCCACTACCTCTATCTGCTGGGCAAGGCCGGGCAGCGGCAGTACCCGCCGAAGATGACGCCCCATCTCAGGAGGGAGATCATGAAGTTTGAGAGCTACAAGGAGCAGTTCGCCTTCCTGCGGGCGCATGGCGTCTCCACGGCAGAGGGCCTGCAGGCCGTCCATACCCGCACAGAGGAAACGCTGGCCAGCCTGATGAAACAGCGCACCATCCTCAATGTGCGGAAGAAGAAACGGCGGGCGCTCTACGACGCCCTCTCCGACGCAGAGGCCCTCGCCCCGGCGAAGGACTGCTATGAGTCCGGCATGCCCGGCATGGAGGAACCCTTTACCCGCTACATGGACGCCGTCTCCACGCTGGAGCGGTGCGGGATCCCCAGGGAGCAGTTGCTGGCGGAAAAGGCTGAACTATACCGACAGTTGGCGGACGTCAACCGGGAGATCCGGCAGGCACGGAAAGAAATTTCCATGTGTGACACTATTGAACGAAACCGGCCCCAGATGGAACATGATATTCAGGTGGCCGAGGCCACGGCAAAGGAGGTGGAACGAGATGAATATCGGAGGCGGTGA